ACCACCAGCCCAGAACCCCATAGCAAGTCCTGCAAGGAGGATGAACAGAGAACTACCTGCCGTATAGATGATGAACTTTGTCGCAGCATACTGACGTTTCTTACCACCGTAGATAGCAAGCATCAGGTAGACAGGAACGAGTTCTAACTCCCACGACAGGAAGAACAGAATCAGATCCTGAACTGCGAAGACCATAATCTGTCCACCATCCATAATCAGGAGTAGAAAGTAGAACAGTTTCGGTTTGAACGTAAGAGGCCATGCAGCAAGTGCTGCAAGACTCGTAATGAAACTTGTCAGAAGGATGAGAGGCATCGATAAACCATCAACACCCACCGACCACGTAAGACCCAGTGAAGGAACCCACTGGACTCGTTCGGACATTTGCAATCCACTCACCGAGGGATCATATCCGTAAATATATGCAGCAACAGTAATTAGAAAAACAGTTAGAGTAACTCCAAGAGAATACCACTTAACTACCTTATCCTTATCTGGAAGAAAAGGAATGAATAATGCTGCCGCAATTGGAAATAGAATAGCTAAACTCAACCAGGGCATAAAATAAACACAAGGTTGAGTTTATTATAACATGAAAAAAGGGACTATCAAAGTCCCTTTGTGTTGATATTCAGTAAATCATAACCAATCCCTTCTCTTGTAGTGATCGGGAACAACTTTGCTGAGTTTGATATTCAATAACCCATCTTCAAAGCTGACTGATGCAATCTCCTGATCGTCTGAGATTGTCCATGCTCTCTTAAATGATCTTTGAGCAACACCACGGTGGATGTATTGATGGTTATCTTCTTTGTCTTCTTTAGTTCCCTCAACAAAAAGTTTGCCATATTCGGTGTAAACATTGACTTCCTCTTTTTTGAATCCAGCTAGTGCCAATTCTATCACAGTATCAACATTATTTAACTGTATCACATTATACGGAGGATAATTTTGCGTAGTTTCGTGAACTTGCATGATTCTGTCAAAGTAATCATCCATACCAATGCTATGTTTGTTGATCTGTTTAAAAAGCGCAGGAAGATCGGCTGCGGTAAAACGCATTAGGTCTGTCATTTGGTTCTCCTTAAGTAAGCGAGTAACGTTGTGTGGACCCCGTAGGCATCCAATAATATTTAACCATAAAACGAAAAAGAGAGGTAGGGTGACAACCGTACCTCTCTTTAGGGTGTTCCGACTTTTGAAGCGACCGCACGAAAGATCGCAATATTATTTATGCTCGTTATAATGGAAATTATAATCGGTTAACCCCATGAACAACTTATTTCTCATAAATTTGATAAACTCTTGTTCATCCGCAGGTCTTCTTGGTGCTCCAGGCCAAATTTCCAAATAATGTTCTAGAGCACTGTGTAAACTACGAACTGCATTTATATCCAAATCAAAGGACATCATCCAACCATCTTCTTCAGGTTCTGGGAAATACAGTTCTTCTTCGTCGTTCATGAGACCGGCTTCTTTTTCTTGCCGATATTATACTTGGATTCTAGGATCCAGTCATTTTTATCTTTGTAAGAAAGAATCTTAATCTGATTCAGAGGAGCAACATCCAATACAGAATCTGGACTAATGATAGTAATCAATCCCCAATCAGATAGAAGATTGATGATGCGATTACGACGCTGAACATCATTAACAGTAAGATTAGCATGTTTACCATCCAGGGCAAACAACTCTTTAAAGTGAACGATATAATACTTACCTTGCTTGTGCAGAATGTGACAAGACTGATAAATCTTCTTTTCCTTGCGGGATGCAACACCAATACGGGTCAGTGTTTCCCTTACTTTCAGAAAGTCATCTGGTTCGTTTAGGACGACCTCAATCATCTGATCTTGCGACCATGAAACCTCAGGTTCAACAAAGGTACTCATCTTTTACCTCCAACATCAAGCTTATCTTTAATAAATGAGATTTGTTCTTTGGTAAGAATCTTCAGAGCTTGTTGAGCCTTTTCATTACTATAACCATAGTATGATTTTACTGCATCAAGGTCGTTAATCTTATCCTTTTTTAGCCACGGAGAAAATCTTTTCCGTTTCCTAACGGTATTTATAAGAAAATCATATTGGAGACGAGATGGTAGTTGGTGATTGACATTCATCTCGTTTGCAAACATAACAGTGTCGATGAAACCAGACAGACACTTGTTTACAATGAAGGGAGGATACTTCTTTTCCCATGTCGGATCCTCTTCCGACATAAGATTTTCTTTTGTAAAATTAATGGAATTCAGATAGTCTTTCAGTTCATAACTCATGATTCAAATACTGCGTTTACGCCAACAATAGTTACACCTGGGTTTCTAGCCAAAGCGACTTTTCTTGCCTCTTGATAATCACGGACAACATAAGATTCTTTAAATATCGTCCCGCCACGATACATTGTTACTTCACACTTCATCGGATAATGTCAATCTCATCAGGGTTTGAATTCCAAGTCTCTACCTTGGTGCGGAGTCTACCTTCAGACTTCAGTTTCTCATATCGATTGGATGCTTTCTTCTTCCACCACTTAATCAAGTTCTCCGTGTAGAACTTATCATAATTCTGGCCAGGACTGAGAGTCTCCTGTGTTCCAAGAATAACTTCGCGAGCGTTTGAGAATCCATAGTCAGACATGTAGAAACGTTTTTGTTCAGTCAGATTTTTTGCATTTACAATCGCAGTCTGGAACTCCGCAGCCTTGTGAGAAGGTAAGCTTTTCTTGATCACTGCGATCATTTTCTGCTGGGTTTTGAGTTTGCGACTGGAAGCGTCTTCCTTGACTAGACTCTTGTCCCCATTGCGTGCTATGAACCATTTGTTTAACTCCTGAAAAATTCCATCATGTAGGAGAGGCGTGAAATCACTCTGTGTGAGTCCTTTATATCTCATGTATGGTTTGAGACCATCGTACTGTGAGGAGGACTTTGTAGACCCGTAGAGAGACGTTGTTTCAAACAGACAGATGTCTGCGTCATACTTACTATTTAATGTCTCACGCGCCTGGTGGGAACAACACAGAAGCGCCAGGAGTTTACCTCCAAGGTAATTGAAACCAAAAGGTTGAGTCGGAACAATAATGAATCCCATGATCGCATGACGATTGAATCGTGTCAGTTCAGGAACACTACCCAACCACTCATTGCGAGGTTTACTATTAATCGTGGGAGAACCAAACCTACAGAATCCCAAGATCTTATTAGTATTCATCTCCTTAACAATCCACTTCAAGGACTTACCAGGAATAGAATCTTCAATGGCGTGAGATGTGGTGACTTGCAGTCTTTCGCTGAAGTACTCATTACTAAATCCACCCTTCACACCTGCAGGGTAAACTCGAATATCCATATCTTCTGGATGCATATCAAATGCATCAAACATATCATCTTCTGGACCCATACCCAGAAGAGAAGTTTGCATTTGACTCATCCTATCAAGTTTCACATTACGCAAATATTCATCGATACGTCCCATGTTAGAGAAGTAATCGATGAATTGATCTGCTGCGTAAATTGCATCATCTAGTTCTAATTGCATATCAAAGAATCAGTTTCTTTTCATCTGGAGTAACTAATTTACTCCCAAACATTTGATTATACTTCTTTGCGACAGATTCATCAACATCAGCGACATAGATGATATGTTTCATATCCATCGTAACATCTGGATTTTCCTTACTGATGACAGTTGCCCACGGAGCAAATCCAACTTGATTTGCACTAGGAAGAACTACGAGACCATTCCGAACTGTGATAAGACCATTAGCCCAATCAACAACCTCGGCAATAATCTCTTCACCAGTAACAATACGAATAAGTTTTACATCAATCATCTCTTACCTCAACTAGAATGGAATCATTTTTAATAGTGTCTACAATGTTTACATATGCCCATGCAGTAAAAACCTGAGGGACAATGAATGCAACCATTGCGACAATCCAGAACCAATAATAATAGTTCTCTTTAGTCTGTGTCCTTTTCTTTTTCTTCATTTGAAATCACACTCCACCATAATTTCAGTCAATGCTGCAAGGAGATTTATCTCCTGATCCGCCACAAATGCCACTTGATACTGATACTTAGCAATAACAAGCACAGCAGCAGGAATACTATTCGGAACCAAGGAATCATAACAAGCATCGTAAATACGACGCAGTAGGACAGTAGGATCATTGTCCAAGTTATTGACACACCATTTACGTACTTCGGAAAAATTCTTTTCCTTGAGGTGTTTAACCAGCGTATTAGTGTTGACATCAGAGAACTCCGTTAGGATTGCCGAATCAATTTTCCCACTCGCACTATAACGTTGACACTCATTCAAAACACGACGCCAATCGGGGAAGTGTTTGTTGATGAGTTCTACCAGGACCTTGTTATCATATTCAACACCTTCTGTATCCAAGATTTGTTGGATACGTTTGAAGAAGGATGCTGCGATTGCAGGTTTTTGTTTTCCGTTGATTGAGAAATCAACGACGGCGCATCGACTATGGAGGGGTTCGATGATTTTGTTTTTGTAGTTGCAGGTAAAGATAAACCTGCAGTTGTTATAAAACGCCTCAATGTTAGCCCGTAAGAGGAGTTGTACATCGTGGGTTGTGTTATCAGCCTCATCAATAATGATGACTTTGTGCTTCGCGTCATTTGCAGATAGTGAGACGGTCGAAGCGAAATTCTTGGCCTGGTTCCGTACTGTGTCCAGGAATCGTCCTTCATCGGATCCGTTGATGACATAATAATCTACTCCAAGTTCATTACAAAGAGCCTTTGCCACTGTGGTTTTACCGATCCCAGGAGGACCAGAAAGGAGCAAGTTAGGAATCTCTTTCTTATTTAGAAACTCCTTGAACATCTGTTTGGCAGAGTCGGGAAGAATACAATCTTCAATGGTTTGAGGACGATACTTCTCAACCCAAAGAAAGTCAGTTTTGTTCATAATAAATTAAACCCAGTCAGGTTTTCGTTGTGGAAGGCGGAGGTAATTATCCCTTACCCAAGGTTTGGATGAAATATACATCTTGTACTTCGTGTATATATCAACAGACTCATCATACTTGAATTCATCAGGACCTGCAAATATGAAAGGCGTTGGTTTACCACCACGACCTTGTGAATCTACACAGGGAAGAATCTCATTTGCAGCCTGAAGAGTATTGAAACAGGTATGCGGTTTACCATACCGCAATGAATACTCATTGCACAAAGCGAACCCATGAGCAAGTAACCATCTCCAGTTACTCACAAAAGCATTTGCCCAAATAGTGCATGGATGATTGCGAAAGGCACCCTTCTCAGTGGCATAGGGAGTACCATCTGCCTTGGGAAGAGTGCCAAATCCGTGACCCCATTTGTCAGAGCATACGATAGCAAGCATCTGACAAGTCTCCAGTGGCATCTTGACGATATGTTTGTCAGGGAGAACCTTAGCAGACTTCAAAGGATCAGGGTCAGTTACGAAGATGTTCATAATGAAAGTTGGATAATTTTCGATGCATCAATTACTGCGAAGAAGGTTTGAAGACCAACCACATCCCAGGTTTTGATCGAAATTGCAAAGGGAAGCATAAAGCAGCCACCCACCAATCTGAATGTACATCCAATTCTAACATCCAGATAGAGAAGAAGGAAGTAACCAATCAACAAACTGGCACTTCCTATGATCCTTAGAGTATTTGCATTCATGAAATTAGTTTACTGATGCTAATCGCAAGGAGGAACGATAGCATAATTACCACGTCCCATGCCTTAGTCTTTGCAAAATAAGGAATTGAAATTAGATCTGCGGTGAAGTTGATAAGAACACCCCAGAGGACGTTGACATGAAGGATGACAAAGTAGGCAACAATAACACCAATGCTACCTACAATTCTCATCCGAGTTAGAGTATCAGTCGTATGTAGAGTCTGGCTCAAGGGCGATGTAATAGACAAGATTTTTATCCTCAGATTCAAAACGGGACAGCAGTTTGCTGGAGATAGTAACGCTGTAAGAACCTGGCAAAATCTTGATATTCTCAACCTTGAAGTTCAGACAGAAGGTAGATTGAGTTTCGCCAACTACAACAGCATAGTCATTAGAAGTGTCGTTCTTCTTATCACGAACAACAATTTTAACAACACCGTTCTCACCGATTACGGAAAGATCGGGAACACCATAAACTGCAGCAGCCTTGAGGAGTTTATCCAGTTGCTGAGTATTCAACTCAAAACTTACATCCTCAGAAGGAAGTGTGATGGACTTTTCTGGAGGAGTAACGATGACTGCAGGATCCGCAAAGAAATACTTAGAACGAGTCTTACCTTCTCGGATAGAGACATAGCTTTCATTCTTGAAGTCTAGTTGAGGATCCTGATACAAAGACATGGCATTCAGAAACTCATTCAGATTGTAGATACCAAAGTCACGTTCAAACTCTTCATCAACGTTGACTTCAGCAAGAATGTTCTTCATAACACTGATGGTACGAAGTTTCTTACCTTTTTTGAAAAGGATAGATTGGTTAATACCAGCAAAATTCTTCAGAAGATTGATAGTTTTGTCAGAGAGTTGCATGTTAATGGTCATTGATTGTAAGTTTCGGTAACGGAGTTTTTGTCGTTGAAGTGCATCAGGAGAACTGCATAATGGAGAATCTTCATGATGTCTCGACGTGCAGTACCTTTCTTATCGTATCGAGATGCGTACTTCAGGATATTACTACGACAAAAAGATTCACCATCACCACACGCTTCGATAAGATCCAAAGTCTGAATCTTATCGTCACCAGCAGAATAATGCTGGTTGTACGTAGAAGTAATATATTCCTTCAATTCATTGAGGATCCTATCCTCACTGTACTTATATTTGTTCAAATTAGATTGTTCAGGCATAGTCAAGTCAAAAGAAATGTGATCACTTCCTGCACCACCAAAGATTCCGTCTAGATTGACAGGTTCTGCGGCACCAATCACAGTATCGCCAAAGGTGATTACATCCTCAGAGAAAGCATCACCAGTAAATGTGATGGTGTCATCAGACATACCACCACTCAGTCTTTCATACATTGCAGTATTCATAATGTAACCTCAGTAATTTTATCAAGAAAAGGGAACGTCGTCAACATTCTCAGAAGGCATCTGGAAGTCAACATCAACTTTGTCATACAGTTCCAT